AGATCTCATAAGATACTCCTAAGATAGTGTTATTGTTGGTAATCCTTAGATCACCTACCTTCGGGATAATTCTAAGATAGTGTTATTGTTGATGTTATTGGAAAGAATCCTTAGATCATCCACCTTCGGGGCAATCCTAAGATAGACCCTTGTTCCCCCTTACCCTATTATGGGTCTTATTTGTAAAGGATTGTTATTCAACTACTTACCCCAATCTAAAAAACACTTGTTAATAGATGTGGCTATTGCTTTTCCTAGTTGTTGTTTTCCGTATGATGACTGTTGGAACATCTCCCATTCTCGTTGGTTGGTGCCGAAGAATGGTTCAAGGATGACGCAAGGTGCTTTAAGCATCCTGAGGAACCGTGCGCCTCGCTCGTTGTTATCTTTGATGGCTTTGGGTCCACGGTTGGTGTTGTCGGGGAACGAGGAGTCCATGACATCGATAAAGGCGTCGGCGGCTTGTTTGCCGTGTGTGGAGGTGTGCCAGTAAAGGGCTTCGTATCCGTTGGCATTGGGGTCGCTAAAGGCGTTGAAGTGGAGTTCGACCACAAGGTCAGCCCCAAGGGGATCAACGCCAAGCTTAAGGTTAGCCATAGCTTCGGTGTAGGAGTCCCCTTTGTATTTGTCGATAATGGTAACATCAATAGACTCGTCGAGGTAAAGATTGATAAAGTGGGCAAGGGTTCGATTGTAGGACCACTCGCTTTGTTTTCCGTCCCAACCCACAGCTCCCCTGTCTCCGGCCCTAGAATGCCTCACAGCGAGCACAAGGCGTTGTTTCCTAGGTTCACCTACCGGTCCCTCCAAAAGCCCCTCAGAATCCATCCTAAGGCCACTATCGCGGTATTCCTCAAGCATCGTTATAATGTCGTTAACAGTCTTTATATCCATGATGTATATGTGCTTTTGTTGTGGTGGGACTTGTAATAGGTGTCCTTGAAGTCCCTGAGTTGTTGATGGATGGCCTCCTCTTTTCTTTCTCCTATCTTTGTGTCAGCATCTTGGGCCATCTGTTGTGTCCAGTAGGAGACACCCATCGAAAGGGCATCGAGTCGGTCATCGTGTGTTAACGCTCCTCGTTCGCGTGTAAGGCGAGATAGCTGGAACATTAGCTGATACTTAAGCTGTGTTTCAAGGGGATACTTCTGGGCGGAGTCGTAGTCGTTCTTGATGACCTTAGGGTCGATAACAAGCTTGTGTTGGTTCATCACGGGTTCCAGGGTGTCTACTATCCGCTTCTCCTTTTGGACGTTATGTCTGATCTCCTCGACGGTGCAAGGGTAGATCTTGGTGAGATAGGGTTTAATGATCTCCACAAACATGCCGTCACCGAAGTTACTTTCCACCACAATAACATTAACCTTATTCATCTTGGCCTTCATGGTTAACACCTTAAGAACCTTTTCGTCGTAGCCTCCTTGCATACCACCGGCATCGGTAACATACAGATAACCGTTAAGCATCTTGACGACAGCCCAAGAGGTCTCGTCTTTACCACGACCTGATGGGTCAACGGCAAGGACACTTCCGGTGTAAGGCACGTGGTCACCTACAAGCTTCATAGGACGAAAGAAGCGGTCCCCGGTGAACCCTACGTTAGGCACAGTGCTGTCCCAAGCGTTCTCCGGGACTTGCGCCCACACCAGCTTTTCGGGTGCTGTCTCGTTATCAAGATCCATAACAATCAGGTCATTGATCTTTAACGGATAGCGATCCAAGTCAGACAGCTTAGGGTCCAGCATGAACTGCATGGCGAACCCGGACTTACCATAGGATGCTTCACGTTCGGCTAGGTCGATGTCACCAAAGCGTGTGGGTTCGGTAGGGTCGCCTACGTTCTCATCATCAATACAGGAGTCAGCTATGTTCCCCTTGTAGATCTTTTCGGACTTATCGGATGTTACCTTCTTTGCTGGCCACACACGCATCTCGTAGTCACGCTCAAGCATCTTGTTGTAAATGCTGTCCTCACACTGGGGTGTCCCAAGGAAAAGGATGCGGCTGTTGTCCTCAGGCTTAAGGATGGCTTCGAACTCTTTGACTTGCTCTGAGAGCTTGTCGCGCATCGACTGGGTGGCTGAGTTGTTAGGGACTTCTACGTCATCAGCAACAATGATGTCAGCACGGGAGCCGGTAAGCTGAGATGTTATACCAAGGGACTTGACCGAGGGTGCGTGAGATGCTTGGGCTGGTCCGACATCAAAGGAAATCTTAGAGAAGCGTTGTTTGTCACCGGGCATCAAGTGAGCCAAGACGGGCATCTCGTGGATCAACCTAAGGGTGAACGTGGAGAAGTCATCAGCGCGGTTCTTGGATGCCGAGACAACAAGGATGTTCTTTTGTGGATCTAGGAGTAGCTGATGGACAACAAAGGCTGAACAGATCCATGACTTACCGACACCTCGGAACCCTTGGATAACACCTCGGCGTGGACCGTTTTGCATCCACTCGGCTATCTCGTATTGGATAGGGGTGGGTGCGGGTAGCGAAAGGTGGTTCCATGTCATCCAAAGGAAGTTACGGAAGTCCTTAAGCTGTGGTGGGATGTCACTCATTCATTGACAACTTTATCAGTCACATCTTCGAAGGGAAGCAAATTTACAAGTGCCTCCAAGGGTGAATCCTTAGTGATGCTTGCAGTGATGTTATTGTCCTTAAGTAACTGACGTGCAGCGTTTAACAAGGCAGGAGGTGCTTCACCACTTTTGATTTGGTCGATGAATGTGTCGATGAGAAGGTCTTGTAAACCCTCCATCTTTATGCTTCGTTTTTCGTCGCTCATTTTTATTTCTGTTTCTGTTTTAATAGGTGTCGTATCTTTATTAACATATAGATCAACGTCGAGAGTCCTACCGCAATAGCCACAGTGGTGTTAACTTGTTCAAGTGTTATATTTGCAATCAATCCGGTGATACCTACTAAGGGTGTATTGACTGAGGAGTTCATCTTTATTATGCAAAGGTGCTTCCGAAGACAACGAAGTCAATCCCGCGTCCGCTATTTGCGCCGTTGTTAAAATCTACCGTAAAACCTGTTGTGGATTTACTTACGATTGAGGGGGCATCAAAATCGGCTCCGGCTCCTGTAATGGTTGCAAGAACTACATAATCCGCTGGACTACTTAGATCATCGGAGAAGGTAATTGTTCGTTCAACATTGTTAGCCGATACAGAAGCGACATTATAGGAATTTGAAAACGTCGTGTCTGTAGTTGTAGCGAGACTAACTGATCCATAACACTTTGGAGCGAACGGGCTGTGTTTAAGAACATCAGGAGTAACAACACCATCGGTGGCGCTTTGTCCTTCCATGTCTGCCACTGACGCTTTGTCTACCTTAGCTTGTGTTACGTTTGCATCTTTAATGTTATCTGTCTCAACAGCAACGGCTGCAAGTTTATCGTGCGTTACGGCACCTAGAGCTAGGCTTGCGGTATTGATCGAGCTTGCTTGTAGGTTTAACTGGTTAACAGCTCCGGGCTGTAGCTTAGTGTTATCTACGGATGCGTTAGCGAGTTGAAGTGTATCCACAGCACCGGCTGCTATCTTGTCACCCGTAACGGCCCCGGCTTCAATAGATCCTGTGGTTACCGCTTGAACCCCTGCGCCTGTTAAAGCAGCGTCCTCGGTCATCTCCTGTGCGGCAAAGAGACCTTGCTTATAGGCGTTATCGAGATCGTTCTCGCTCAACACAGCGCCTGACTTAAAGTCAATCGAGGGAAGAATTGAGGTTGTCCGATAGATTCGTATGTCGCTAGTTGGGTAGATGTCAGGGTGGTTTGGTAAGCTTGTCCAAGAGGACGCTGTGCATGTAACCGTCTTAGTATCAATGTCTAATGTGTAGTCGGTGTTTAATGTTAACACGACTTGAGCGCCGTTTGAGGCAACAGAGATAACTGTGATGTCACCCGCGCTTAACACATCAAAACCATACGTAATGGCTTGAGAGGTGGTAGCGTCGGTCTGGTAGAAGGATAGTCCACTTGTGGTAGGCATGGTGTTTTATAAGGTTGGGATAGGGTTGTTAAGTTCTTCGAAGGTGCGGCGTTTTAACTCATTTTGCTGTTCCGTAACACTCTTTAGTGTTTCAAGAAGATCAGGAAATTCCCGCACAACAAGGTGTTTAGCTTTGAGACGATACTGGCTCATCACGTTATTCATTAAGTTAATACGAGGGTCTTTACTAAGGAGACTGCTTTCTCCCCCTGCTTCATTTACTGTTTTAGTTAAAGCCTTAAACTGACGGGAGTTTACAAGACCTTTTAAAGCCTCTCTCATCGTTTTTCCGCCAATCGTAATTTCTGAACTAAGCTCAAGGAAACGGTCGTAAGCTTGTCGTCCTTCTTCGTTATAGAATTGACGCATGTCCGTATCTTTGTGATTAAGGTAGTTTGACGGAGGCATTCCAAACCCATGGACCATATCAAGAATTGTTTTATCAACACTGTCGTTTCGTTTACTTGAGACATAGACAGGGTTAAACACTCCTAGTAATCCAATGGGGTTCTGTTTGTAAATTGCTTCTCCAAGGAACGTCCGTTTGGCTGGAACTTTTTCTTCCGCAATCGGAACTTTTCTCAGGATAGCATCAACAACTGTTCGTGACTCTCGGATCAAAGTCTCAGTTTCGCCAAGATCTTTAAGTTGTGCCAGTGACTGCGGAACCGTTAAGCCGCTCACAACATCACGCACACCTTTTCCAAAGTAAACGTCAGGCTGTTGGACCATGTTAATCACGTTGTTAAGACCACGAAGAAACGACTTGTCAGTGATTCCTTCTGAAATAGTAAATAACAATGATCCTACTGCTTCCATTGATCCTTCTTCAAGGTCTGGGTTCATTGCGCCAAATGATGCGATGTCAGCAGCCATTCCAATCATAGTTGCCCAAGGATCAAGACGCTGATAACTAACGTAGGTTGGATTATCTAGGTCACCTAGGTTAAATGAATTAGGTTTCCATCCGGTAGCTTCGAGAGCTTTTCGTTCGTCTGGATTACGTGGTCCACTTCCAGTGATCTTGTCTTTGTTAAGGTAAGCGAAATATAATAACGCGGTGCCTCCGGCTGCTGATGTAGCCATCCTACCGCTGAACTCCGCCCTTTGTATTGGACTCATTTGTGCAACAGCAGCGCGACGTTCTGCGGCTCTTCCGGTTAAACGTGGAGCTAGTTCAGATAGCGCACCAAACGGTGTCCGTTGTAAGCCAAACTTCAGGATATTTGCTGGCGTATTAACAAAAGGCAGTAACAAAGTAAGAGGCGGATATTGCGCTCTCTTTTTGTTGATCATCCTGATGATGTCGTTTTCAATGGGAGAAGTCGCGGTTACCTCTTGGACGTATTCTTTGGTCCGTTCAACCATATCAAGGACGTTTTTATCCGAGATGAATTGGTTTTTTGATTCACCAACCAGACGCTCATACTCCTGATCAATAGCAAGTGGGTTAGAACGAAGGTCAACTTTATTGTTAATTACGTTCTCACGTGCGTTCTTGGCAAGTTGTGTGTAGATTCTACTTTCGCTATAAAGCTCTCCGTCTTGGTTGATTGCTTTTCGTAACATCTCTTCCTGCCACGCTTTCTGCGCTTCGGGAGATTTGTTTGCCCAATCTTTGTTATTTGCAGTATAAACCTTTAATTCTTTTCTAAGTCTTGAAATACCTGTTAAAGCTTTGTTAAAGCCATCGCCACCAGCGTTAGCAGCAAAGGGCCAGTTAAAGAAGGTGTTAGCCCATTTAAAAGCTTTTCCACCTGTTGTTTTT